CACATTAAGTGTTTACAACGATGTAGGTTTTTGCAACTCTTGCATGGTTAATAAAAGAAAAGTTGATCAAACATTAAAAGAAATTAAGGGGTTTTTTGATTATGAACAAAGGTAGAATAATCGCAGTTGATGCTTCAACAAATTCAATTGCTTTTGCTATTTTTGACGGACTAGTTCTAGAAAAGTTTGGAAAGATAGAATACTCTGGAAAGAATCATTATCAAAAGGCTGGTGATGCCTGTAAGAAGCTGACACCTTTAATTAAAGAATTTAATGTTAAGACTTTAGTTATTGAAAGTACAATTTATGCAAATTCTCCAAAAACATCTATGCAGCTTGCATTAAATCAAGGAGCGATCATTAGTGCTGCATACATCAATGGCGTAAAGAATACATATCCAGTAGCACCTATTGCTTGGCAAAATTGGATTGGAAATAAGGTATTGACAAAAGCAGAAAAGCTTGTTATCAGATCTGATAATCCAAATAAATCAGCGTCCTGGTATAAAAATTATGAAAGAAATCTTAGAAAACAAAGAACAATAAGATTAGTAAACATAGAATTTATGACAGAGATAAATGATAATGATGTTGCTGATGCAGTTGGTATTGGGCATTGGGCAGTGAATAATTGGAATAAAGCAGTAGGGTTTGACAAGGAGTAGGTATGGGTGCTAAACTATATACAAGCGAGTCTTGGCTTCGTAAAAGATATTTTATGGATAAAAAGTCTCCAGAAGAGATAGCAAAGGAGTGTGGCTGTAGTGTTGAGACAGTATACGTATACCTTGCTAAATTTGGACTTAGGAAATCAAAGCGATCAGTGAAAATTTAAACATTACGGTTGATCAAGTCAACCATCCTAAACATTATATCTCTGATCCATCAGGAGTTGAATGTATTCAAATCACTAGACACCGTAATTTTAATATTGGCAATGCCTTTAAGTACCTTTGGAGAGCAGGACTAAAAGATGAATCAAAAACTATTCAAGATCTTGAAAAGGCTATTTTTTATATTAAAGATGAAATTAACAGACTAGAAGGAAAATATAATGTCAACTGAAGAAGATCTTATAAAACATTTAGATCAGGTCAATACTGTAGTTGAAGAATACCTAAAAGGAAATGATCCAACTAAAATTTCAAAAGAACTTGCTATTCCAAGAGTTCGTGTTGTTGAACTTATCAATGAATGGAAAGTTATGGCATCTGCTAATGATGCTATCCGTGCTCGTGCAAAAGAGGCATTGGCTGCAGCAGACACACATTATAATAAACTAATTGCAAAATCATATGAAGTCATTGACGAAGCATCATTAAATAATAATCTAGGTGCTAAAACTCAAGCCATTAAACTTGTTATGGATATTGAATCTAAAAGAATAGATATGTTGCAAAAGGCTGGTCTTCTTGAAAACAAGGAACTTGCAGAAGAAATGTTACAGATAGAAAAAAAGCAAGAGGTTTTAGTTGGTATTTTAAGAGATATTGCATCTACTCATCCTGAAGTCCGTGATTTAATTATGCAAAAACTATCTCAAATTGCCAAAGAAGGCGAAGTGATTACTATTGTCCACCCAGTTCAATGATTTTTTTGAGGCTCTTCAAGATGATAGTTTTGAGGAAAGGCCAGTAGATGTAAAAACTTTTGTTGAGCATCCTGACTTTTTAGGTCAGCCACCACTATCTGATATTCAATATGACATTGTTCAAGCAATGAGTCAAATATATAAACAGAATGACTTGCAAAATTTATTAGGCACTGAAAAGGGTGCACAGTATTTTAAAAAATATACTAAGAATGAAATTATTCTGCAACTTGGAAAAGGTAGTGGTAAAGACTTTGTATCAACAGTAGCCTGTGCATATATCGTATATAAACTTTTATGTCTAAAAGATCCAGCAAGGTATTTTGGAAAACCATCTGGAGATGCAATAGATATTATTAACGTTGCTATTAACGCTCAACAGGCTAAGAATGTTTTCTTTAAAGGATTCAAAAGTAAGATTGAAAGATCTCCATGGTTTGCTGGAAAGTATGATCCAAAAGTAGACTCTATTAGTTTTAATAAATCAATTACTGTTTATTCTGGTCACTCAGAGCGTGAATCTCATGAGGGATTAAACCTATTAATGGCTGTTCTTGATGAAATTTCTGGTTTTGCCACAGAAGTTGGTACAGGCAATGAGCAAGGTAAAACAGCAGATAATATATATAAAGCATTTAGTGGTACTGTAGATTCTCGTTTCCCTGATCTTGGTAAGGTAGTTTTACTTTCATTCCCTCGTTATCAAGGAGACTTTATTTCCAAACGGTATGATGAGGTAATTCTTGAAAAAGATGTAGTAAGAAGAGAACATACATATATTATTAATGAAGACTTGCCACATGATGATCCAGGTAATAAACTTTCAATTGAATGGGATGAAGACCATATACTTTCATATAAGGTTCCTAGAGTATATGCACTAAAAAGACCAACATGGGAAGTAAACCCTACTCGTAAAATTGATGACTTTAAAATTGCATTTTACACAGACCTTGCAGATGCAATGATGCGCTTTGCATGTATGCCAACTTTTGCATCTGATGCATTTTTTAAACAAAAAGATAAATTAGAAAAATGTATGAACTTAAGAAATCCTTTGGATTCATTTAGAAGATTCCAAGAATCTTTTAATCCAGATCCAGAAAAAACTTATTATGTACATGCTGACCTTGCACAAAAACACGATAAATGTGCTGTTGCAATTGCACATGTTGATAAATGGGTAAATATACAGGTAATTAAAGATTACGAACAGGTTGCGCCCATCGTAATTGTTGATGCAGTTGCTTGGTGGGAACCAAAAGCAGAAGGTCCAGTTAATTTATCTGAAGTAAAACAATGGATTCTTAATCTTCGTAGACAAGGTTTTAACATAGGAATGGTTTCTTTTGGCCGTTGGCAGTCATTTGATATTCAAAATGAATTACAGGCTGTAGGAATAAAGACTGAAACGGTATCTGTTGCTAAAAAACATTATGAAGATTTAGCAATGATGATTTATGAAGAAAGAGTAGTAATGCCTATGATTCCATTATTGCTTGAAGAAATGAGCGAACTTAAGATTATGAAAAATAATCGTGTAGATCACCCAAGAAAAAAATCTAAGGACTTGGCAGATGCCGTTTGTGGGGCGGTATTTGGAGCAATATCTCACACCAGTAGGGACTCTAATCTTGAGATTGAGGTTCATACATGGAGTTCTGCTACCCGACTTGCAGAGAAGCAGAAGGCTATGGTAGAATTAGATACTAAGGAAATCCCTGACGAGATTCAAGAATTCCTGAATGAATACAAACTTATATAAAAATAAACAAGGAGAAAAATGAATTCATTTAAGAAAATCGCTCTAGCCTTGGTTGCAGCCATGACTATGGGCACACTCGTAGTGACACCTGCAAGTGCCAATACAGTATCCGTTGACGTAACAACTGAGATTTCTGGTGCTGGAACTGCAGCGTCACCATTTACAGTTAAGGTTCCATCTGACAACGTAGTAAGCGTTGCAGATACCACAACTGCTACAAATAACGAGGCACTTCTCATTACTGCTACTGTAGTTTCTGGTACACCAGTAACATTCACAGCAGTTGGTGCGAATACTCGCTTAGTATCTGCAATTGGTTCAACAGTTAATGCATCTGCTGGATCCTCATCAATTACAGTCACACCTGCTTCAACAACAGCGACTGTTTATGCATACACAACTAGCACAGCAGCATCTGCTGTAACAGTTTCAGTGCTTGGTGCAAGCACAACAATATATCTAAAGGGCGTTGCAGGACCTGCATATGACCTAAAGATGACAGTTCCTGCTTCAGGAAATATTTCTGGCAAGGTAACTGCAACTTTTGAAGTTGCTGATATTTTTGGTAACGCTGTTGCCGATACAGTAACCGTAACCACTTTGGGTGGAGCAACTGCTGGAACAGTAACTGCTGATGCGCTTGTAACAGGCAAGTACACATCAGAAATCTCTCTTCCTGCAACTGCTGGAACAGTAGCAGTAGGTGCATCAATTACAGCACCAACATCTGTTCCAACAATTAAGTTGGCAACAACTTCTCAGACTGCAATCGTAGCAGTATCTGATCTTTCATCTGCTCTCGTTGCTGCAAATGCAGCTCTTGCTGCAGAAAAGACAGCACGTGCTGCTGATGCAACTGCCGCTGCTGCAGCCCTTGCTGCTGCTGTAAAGGTAGAGCAGGATAAGGCTGCTGCTGCCGCCGTAACTGCTGCTGCAGATTTGGTAAAGGCTAATGCAGAAATTGCTAAGCTTAAGGCTGATGCCGTAACCGCTAAGGTTGCTGCTGATAAGGCTCTTGCTGATGCCGCTGCTGCCGCTAAGGCAGAACTTGACAAGGTAAAGGCAGACAATGCTGTTGCACTTGCTGCAATCAAGAAGGCATTTAATGCACTTGCTGTAAAGTGGAATAAGGCTAATCCAAAAGCTAAAGTTACTCTAGTAAAGTAATTTAAATTAGAGGGGCGGCTATATTGTCGCCCCTCTTTTTATAGAAGAAAGTAAAATGAAAAAAGATTCATTAACAGTATATTGGGCTCCACATTCAACTCCTACTGAAGATGGTATAGGGAATTGGAATATGCTTTATGAAGATCCACAAAGTTTATTCAAATATTGGACACAGTTTGATATAAAAGAAGAAGAAGAAGCTTCAATGGTGCAATGTCCAGCATTTCAAAATTTATCAAAAAATACATTTGTTTTTAACTCTCCAATAGACGCATCATATTCTTTTAATGCGACTAGTAGAAATGTAAATCAGATAGAACTACAAGCATTAACAAGAGAATATTTAAGTGCATTTGTGCCAAGAAATCAAACCATGAGTGTTGGTCCTAATATGGAATTATCATTTAGATTGCATATGTTTGCAGAAGAGCCATTAGAGGTTATGTTGACTGGACCGTATTTGCATCAAACAGAATATACAAAATATGGAGTACTGACCAGCGGACAATTTGATATAGGTCAATGGTTTAGGCCAATTAATTGTGAGATACAGCTTTTTGGTCAACAAGGAGAAATACATTTTAAGAAAAATGAACCTTTGTTTTATGTTAAGTTTTTAACTGATAGAAAAATTGATCTTAAAAGATTTGAGCTAACACCAGAACTAGATACCTATGGCAAAAAATGTATTGGGGCCAAAAATGTATATGGATTAAGAAAACCCCTTTCATTTCATTATGATAAGTTTAAAAAAACAAGGACCAGAGATATAGTTTTGAAAAAAATAAAAGAAAATTTGATATAATTAAATCATGGAATACATAGAT